TTTTTGCACTTGCATATATAATGAAAACATAAAATATATAATATTTATTTTTTTCTAATATATAAAATATAATGGATAATTGTTATATTATCACTATAGTAATACTCGTATTATTATTTATTGGTTATTATATTAATAAATCAGAAAACTTTGCTAATGAACTTGAAAGTATTGCAAAAGCAGCCAGTATTTATAATACATCAGAAATGAAAGTTACTAATTCAGAAGTCACACAAAATATAACTGCAGGTACTTTTAATTTATTGCCAAAAGGAATTATTACTATATGGTCAGGACAAGTTGATAAAATACCTGCCGGATGGGTATTTTGCGATGGCAATAATGATACACCCGACCTTAGAGAACGCTTTATAGTTGGTGTAGGTCCTAGCTATAAAGTTGGCGCAAAAGGAGGCGAAAATACAGTAACTTTGACAACTGACCAAATTCCAGCTCATAGTCATACGCATAATTTTTATAACGCCGGTTTACATCATCATGGTAGTTGGACAGAAGGACAAATTATGAATAATGGAAAAAGTACTTTTAATTCATCGACAAATACTACTGGTGGCAATCAACCACATGAAAATCGTCCTCCATATTATGCGCTTGCATATATAATGAAGAATTAATATTTAATATTTTTTTATAATATAATAATACTCGTATTATTATATGTTGGATATTTTATTACATTATTACATTATAATATTTTGCTACTGATAACGAACCGGTTCAAATACACACACATTAACTGTTGACGGAATACCGGAACTTGCTTATATTATGTGTGCTTTATAAAAATATAAAAATATAAATAATAATAATTAAATTATTTTTCTAATATAAAAATATAAATATAAAAATATAATGGATATTTGTTATATAATAATAATAATAATACTCGTATTATTATTTGTTGGATATTTTATTAATACATCTGACCACTTTGCTACTGATTTAGAATCAATTGCCAATATTGCTAGTATTTATAATACAAACAAAATGAAAGTAACTAATTTAGATGTTACAAATGATACAAAAACATTTAATTTACGGGCCCTTTCAAATATAACTGCAGATTCTTTAGATGTCAGATATTTTAATTTATTACCAAGAGGAATTATTGCTTTATGGGCAGGTGAACCTTGGGAACTACCTTCAGGATGGCTATTATGTAATGGTCAATATGGTACACCTGATCTTAGAGCACGCTTTGTAGTTGGCTATGGACAAGGTGTTGGTTTATCTAATTATGGTATGAATGCTAAAGGAGGCGAAGAATCAGTCACTTTAACAACTGCCCAAATGCCTGCTCATAGTCATTCACATAATTTTTATAACGCTGGTTTACATCATCATGGACATTGGAATGAAGGACAAATTATGGCTAATGGAACTCCTGTTTTAAATTCACAAACGAATAATACAGGAGGAAGTCAAGCGCATGAAAATCGTCCACCATATTATGCACTTGCCTATATTATGCGTGACGTATAAAGATTTAATATTTATTTAATATTTTTTTCTAATATAACAAATATAATGGATATTTGTTATATTATTGCAATAATAATACTCGTATTATTAATTGTGGGATATTTTATTAATACATCAGAACATTTTGCTACTGATTTAGAATCAATTGCGAATATTGCTAGTATTTATAATACAGAAAAAATGAAAGTAACTAATTTAGAAGTCACTCAGAATTTAGATATTGGTCAAAATGTTACTATAACTGGTAGTTTGAATGTCTTACCCAAGGGTGTAATTGTTGCTTGGAATGGTTCTACGCCACCAACTGGATGGTTATTATGTGATGGTAAAAATGGCACTCCTGATCTTAGATCAAGATTTATAGTTGGATCAGGTCAAGGAGGAGGTTTATCTAATTATAGTCTCAATGCTACCGGAGGTGTTGAATCGGTAACTTTAACAGTTGATCAAATGCCAGCTCATAGTCATTCACATGATTTTTATCAAGCCGGTTTACATCATCAAGGTAGTTGGACAGAAGGACAAATCATGAATAGCGGACAAGGTGTTTTTAATTCACAAACTAACAATACTGGAGGTAATCAACCACATACTAATATACCACCATTTTATGCTCTTGCTTATATTATGCGTGCTTTATAAAAAAATTATTCTTTTTTGCCTCCTTTACCTTTTCTCCAATTACTAAATACTTTTTTTGATTCAGTATTTTGTTCATTAGTATCTGGTTTTTCATCTACTTTTTTATTATCATTATTAGGTTGTTCTGGTTTTTTAGCATTATATTTATTATTATTATAATGACGCTGTTGATGTGGTTGATTTGGTTTTAATTCAAAATTAAGAATTTGTAAGAGAGTTTTACATTTACCCCATAGAATTGGGTTATTTGTTTTGGTACCGCGAACCATTAGTACTTTTAGAAGTGTATTTGTATCGTAATCAACTAATTCTTCTTGGTCAATTTGAAACAATTCTTCATAGTCAAAATCAGTTACACTCTTTGTAGTTTTTGTTTTATTAATTTTATCAGCAACTGTTTTAATAGCTTCAATTAAGAGTTCTTTTTCACTTTCTTCTGAACTCTTTTCTGAACTATCTTCTTCTGAAAATAATTTTTGTTGTTCGTCGTTATTTTGATAATCACCATCGTCTGTTACTTCTGCCCATTGTGTATCTTTTACTTTTTCAGCTTTTACTTTTTTAACTTCTTTTACCTCTTCTTTTACAGGTTCAACAACTTTGACATCATTATTTTGTTTTGCTTTTGATACTCTAGTTTTTTTTTCTTCTTTAATTTCAGATTGAACTTTTTTATCTTCTTCTATTTTGGTGCTTTTTCTAGGCGGCATATTATAAATATTTATTATTTATAATATATTAAAATCAATTTTTTTTACTTTTTTTGGTATTTTTTTTTGTTCTTGATTGTTCACCAGAATATTCTTTCTTAAGAAAGTCAACATCTTGTCTAAGTTTTTTATAATTTTTCTCATTCCATTGTGAATAATTAGCAATTAAATTTGTTCTTTTGAGAACTTTAAGTGTGCTGTGTTTTTTACTAGCTTTTTTAAGAGATTTTTGTCTTTCTTGTTTAGTATCTTTTAAAGAATATCCAAAATTTGATAAATGAATTTCACTTCCTAATTTAGGTAAAGTTTTAGGACCCTTTCCAGGTTGACCTACATCTGTAATCCAAGTTGATGGCATTCTTGATTGTTTAACACTGACTTTTTTACCAGATTTAAGAGTTCTAGTATGAGCCTTTTTAACAGAACCTTTTCTTAAAATTTTACCTTTAGAACCTTTTTTTTGAACCATATTTTATATATTTATATAAGAAAAACTAATAAAATAAGAATTTATTATAACTAAAATTTCCTCCATATTGTATATTTTTTCTGTTATAATAAAAAAAAGAAAAAAACACAATTAACCCTGCTAAACTAAATTGAAATATTTTCATTCTTTTATTATCACTTTTTATCAAAGAAGTTTTAATTTGATTATCTAATTCGGAATCATTTAATATTCTTTTTTCTTTGATATCTGTTTCTCTCTTATAAAAGTAAAAGAATAGGATTCCAAATAAGATAATAATATTAAATTGTAAATCTACTTTCGTAGTTAATAAGTATAAAAAGTATACAATAGTAGTATCTTTTAATAATTCAGTAATACTTCTTTCTCTATCAAATACAGAGATTAATACAAGAATTAATATAAAATTAATAATATGCTGAGCAGTTTTATTTTCACTTATATATTCTCTTAATTGTTTACCCATTGTATCCTTTGAAAAACTATGTAATTGTAATACATATATATAAGTTAAAACATACATGATATCATAAATATTTCCAGAGTCCATTTATATATATTTATTAAATAAAAATATTATTTAATAATCTTCTCCAAATGAAACAACTTCTTTTCCATATTCATGAACATATATTGTATGTTCTAATTGTGAACTATAACTATTTTTAATATCGCATAATGGAGGATATTCATTAATAATTCCATTTTTAACAAGTTCATTTATACCCATTTTATATTTAATACCAAATTTATCAAATAACCATCTTGAACAAAATGGTAAAGTATTATGTGTATTTTTAATATGATTTAGTAATTTACCAGTAATGTCTAGTTTAAAATTAGCTTTATTATAGTTTTGTTTTAGTGAATATAAATTATTATCGCTTTCAGTTGTAAAATTTCCTGTTCCCGTGCTAGCAAAAGTTTCAATCGCATAACATTCTCCTTCTTTGATGCGCATAGTTTGAACAAGTTGATTGTCATTTGGTTTACATAATATTATAGTTCCTGCATGAATAATATATTGTCTAATATTATGGCCTCCAAGTGTCGCAACAGGTTTAATATCATATGTTTTACCATCTAGTTCAATTTCGTAACTAGTAATAACTTCATCTATTACTTGTGAAATATCATTAACATAAGTATCTGGACCTAGCATTTTAATAGCAGACCAAGTTGCTTCTTTTGTTGCTTCAAGTAATGGAGAAAATTTTGGATTATATGCCAATGTAAATGCTGAATCAATTATTCGACCATTGACATGTGTACCGTAATCTATCTTAACTACATCGTCAAAGTTTAATATTCTATTATCAGTCGGAGAAGCCGTATCATGTGCAATACAGTTATTAATTGAATAACCAACAGGGAAACCAATTCCTTCGTTTAAATTATTTTGGCCAAAATTTTCAACAACTGATTTTTCAATAAAATTACAAATATCATATATTTTCATTCCAGGTTTAATATAATTTTGCAATTGATAACGCACCATTTTATGACATTCCGCAGCTTTTCTCAATTCATTAATCATATCAGAATTACTTAATTTGATATTTTTATTAATGTCTTTGTTAATATCTTTGTTATGATGACCAATAGTTAAACAAGGATTAAACTGTTTATTACTTAGATTTTGAAAATTTGGTTTTTTAGACAAGTTATTGATATTTATCATTATTATAAATACTTAAATCATATTTTTTAAATATGTTTGAATACAAAAATTAATATATAATTAAATATATATTATGAAGGCATTATCAATTATTTATTCCTGCAAAAAATATTCATTTTTACACCAAGAATATATTAAAAAATATAAAGATTTAGGATATAATATATTTATTGTATATGGTGTTCCAACTATAGAAGAACAATATTTAATTAATTTTAATGAAAATATTATTAAATTAAGATGCAAAGATAATTTTGAAGACTTACCATTCAAAACATATGCATTATTAAAAATGTTTTTAAATGAAGAAAAATTCTCTGACTATGATTATTTAATAAAAATGGACGATGATACCGAAATTAATATAACTTATGATTCATTTATAAAAAGTAATTTTTTTGAAAATGATTATTTTGGTCAACAAATAATAAAATCGAAACCTATGTTACATAATTATCATTATGGCAAATGCCTTAGTAATGAATTAAATTTAAAACCATATGATTTAGAAATTGATTTATCTTGGGGAGCCGGTTATTTTTATGTTCTTAGTCGTAAAGCAATTAATTTAATTGTTGGAGATATTAATGGTTATTCGGATTTATTAAGTGAAAATTTATATGAAGATATGATGATTGGATATATAATGGCAAATAATAATATAGAATTCGTTGAAATGAATAGTAAATATATTACTACAAATTTACCAAGACCGCGCATATTATCAATACAAATTAATAGTAATACAAATAAAATATATGCAAATGTTTCTAGTGTTAATAAAATAAAAAAAATTGTATATAATTATGATAAAAATTCGGATGATATTGATGAAAAATTACAAAGAGAAGTAGAAATAAATTCAGAAATAAATAATAAATTAGAAGAATTAACAAAAAAAATAAATAATTTTAGTAAAAATGAATCAATAAAAAATACTGTTCCAACTAACATAAAAAATAATAATGTAATACAGCAAAAAACTATTCCAAAATTAAATAAAACCAGAATTATAAAAGTTGGTAAATAAAAAAATTGAATTTTATAAATATATACTAATATAAAATTATATAAAATGCTATCAGATATTTTGGGCGATAATATTGGTTTTAACGAAAATCTTGAAATTGAATTTAAAGAATTTACTTTGAAAATTGACCCAGAAATTTATTTTGATACTCGCGAAATTGAACAAATTATTCTTTCTTCGAAGATTGATTATGATAAATTTAATACAATGATTTTTGATAATATAAGTCATTATTTTAAATATTATTTGCCCAAATATATTTCTGTTTTTGGGACTTCTATGCTTGAAAGTGCAGAAATGTATTTCGGTATTAATGATTTTGGTGAATTAACTGGAATTCCTTTTTTTGGTACTTTGTCGGCCGAATATTTAATTGAATTATTGGATTCACTTAAATTATTTATTAATATTGATGATGATAAAATTAATTTAGATGATGTTTTATCTAATATTAAAATTGAAGTTATTGAACTTCAGAAAGATATTTATAATTTAGATGACAGTGTACAAAGTCTAATTGATGAATTTTTTGCGAAGAAAAAGCAATATGAAAAGGAATATTTTGCAAATTTACATGAACGTCGGAAATGGAAAGAGCGTATGGAATATTATGTAACAGGTATTCGCGATTATTTTGCAAAAAAAGAATATCGTCATCAAGTTGCAAATTTTGTCCGCGAACACCCAAATTATGAAGAATATAATGATATTATTACTTTACTCGAATCAGACGATTTAATTGAAATTTCTGGTTTTGAAGAAATTGCTTATCGTAAAAATAACAAACATGATGTTATTCATTGGATTACTGAATTTAAAGATATTACAATTGATAAACTTAAAACACAACGTCCAATGCGAATGCAATATATTTCTTTTGCAAATAATATTTACAATCAACAATTATCTCTATTGACAAATTTGCGTTATCGTTTTTGTGTTAATTTACCAGATATCAATTATTATGTTATTAAAATTAAACTTCCGACAAATATTTCTAATAATATTTATTATAAAGTGGCTGATAGTTGGATTAAAAAAACTCGTTCTATTGTATGTGGAACACCTGGTTGTGCATAAGTTTACTTTATTTATTAATATTCTTTTGTAATAATAATGTCAAAAAAGCCAATAAATAATATTATCGAAAATCAATTATGGATAAGCGATATATTAATGAATAATTTAATATTAAAAAAAACACAATATTCTAAAATAAATATAATATGCGATAAAGAATACAAATGTTTGGATATAATTATTTTAAAAATTACAAGTATCGCAGACATAAATAAACCAATAACTATTAAAGTAAATAATAAAATTTTATTGGACTCTGACATATTGTTAAATAAAAATTGGATAACTTACAATTTTATAGATCTCAATATTTATGGTATAATGAGAAATATAGAAATATCGCCTATTGAGTGGATTAGTAGTATTAAAATCGAATCAAGACCCCGTAATGATGATATTTTTAATTTAAATAATTTAATTGTAGAAAATTATAAGGATTTAAAAAAAGAATCAAAATATAAAATAGCAATTATTTCTAATGAATTTACTTATAATAATTTTAGTTTAGAATTTATTTGTGATTATATATCAAATGATTATAATATAATAAAGAATTTAAATATTGACAATTATGATTTTCTTATATGTGAATCAACATTTAGAGGTATAGATGGGACTTGGAATAACCATTTTACAAAATATGATAATGATAAATATGGAAAAAATTTATTATTATTAATTGAAAAATTTAAGTCAAAATCAAAAAAAACAATATTTTATAATAAAGAAGACCCAATATTTTTTGATATATTTTATAACGTGTCGACTCTTTTTGATATTGTTATAACAACTAGTTATGAATCTGCAAGTAAATATAAAAATTCAAAAGTATTATCATTTCCTTTTATAATAAATCCAATTATTCATAATCCAATGAATAGAATTTGTGAAAATTTTGCAGCATATCCGGGAACTTTTTATAATTTTTTTGATGAGCGAAAACAATCAATGCAATCAAATTTAGAGAAAATAATTAATATGAAAAATATAGATATTTATGATAGATATTATATAAAAAATAAGTTTATTGACCAAACGAATCAATTAAAAAAACTAAACATTGAATATAAATTTCCTAATAATTTTAAAAAATATATTAAACCGAATTTAAATCATATTCAGGTTAGCGATTATGTTTATAAAAAATATAAATTTATAATAAATTTTAATACTGTTCAAAACTCAACTACAATGTGTTCAAGAAGAGCAATAGAATGTGCTGGTTGTGGTTCAAATATTATTTCTGATTATAATGATGCCTTAAATAAATTTTATAAAGATAAAATTATTTTTTTTGATAATATTACAAATATAAATGATTTTGATAAATTTGATGATATTAACCTATATTTATATTATAAAACTCATTTAAATTTAACGATTAATCATTTATTAGAACTTATATTTGATGACTATAAAGAAAGTAATAGTATAATTATTATTAAAAATAATAATACAAAAATATCTTCAAATGTATTAAGTAGAAATATATTTATTGATTATGATAAATACTTAATTGAAGATAAAGATAAGTTTAATGATTATCATAAATTATTTATCTTAGATGAAAGTAACTTTTATGATGAAAAATATATTAAAAAAATGTGTTTACCATTAAAATATACTAATAATAATATATTTATAACAAATAATAAGACTGATTATTTTAAAGAATCGAGTAATGATTATTTAAATAATATATATATTGAAAATAAATATAAAAATAATAATAAAATTTTTATAAATGATAACTTAAGAGATTATTATAGGAATCCGTTAGATATAAGTAAATATGAAAAATTAGATATTAAATTTTATAAAAATTCTGAAGAAAATTTACATATTTATGCTATTTACAATGAAGATTTTATTAATATTGTAAATGAATTAAATACAGTTAATGATTATAAAATAAACTTATATGTATGGTCT